TATCAAAAGCTATGGCAGAGCTTATATTACAGTGTAGTCACCGGGGACGCAAGAGCGTTGTTATGGGGCGATTTGTGTACAAACTTCGCGGCGGCAAAATCTACCGAGCCGAGAATGTCGGGTACTGGGGTCGAATCTGGGAACGAGTGGAGGTTGACGGATGAAACGAGCATATAATATTATTGCTGGACGAAAAGACGCGCCTCCGATGTATCTTGGTATGGTTATTGCGCCGTCGTTGATGGCGGCGCGACGTGTGGTAAATACACATGTATACACACAGCTACAACAGCCGGATTATGTGCAGCTTGAGCAGATAGCGCGTTTGCCGGATGAAACACCGGATTATGTGTGCTTTAAGGTGGTGGGGATTGATGCTCAAACTATATAACAAAAACGGCTATGCCGATATGCATAGTATAATGTCACTCCCCGTGCCGTTTATACTCTGCATCGGCGGTCGTGGCACGGGCAAAACATACGGGGCATTTGCCGAAATGCTCGACAATTACCAGCCCTTTATTTACCTCCGCCGCACACGCTCCCAACAGGAACTTGCGCAACAGTCCGAGTTTGCACCGCTCAATCCCGTTGCCAAAGACCGTGGGGAGCTGTACACGGCACAAGCAGTTAACAATTATGTCGGTGCATATTACCACGGCGAGGAGCGCGAAGATGGCAAAGTTGTACCCGTTGGCGCTCCCGTCGGATATATACTATCGCTGTCAACGATTAGTAATGCGCGGTCTTTTGACATGTCTAACTGCAAAGTTATACTTTACGACGAGTGCATCCCCGAAAAGCATGAGCGACGCATAAAAAACGAGCCGGACGCAATACTCAACATGTATGAGACAATAAACCGTAACCGCGAACTTAAAGGGCAAGAGCCCATTAAAATGGTGATGCTTGCCAATGCAAACAACTACGACTCTGCCGTGCTTGAGGCATTTAGACTTGTCCGTACTATTGAGACAATGCACAAGCGTGGACAATCTGTACAGGTAGACAAAAGGCGCGGTATTGCTGTTGTGCTGCTGCAGGATAGCCCCATAGCGGTGGCAAAATCAGAGACAGCACTTTATAAAGTTGCAGCATCGACGGATTTTGAACGTATGGCGATTGGCAACGATTTTGAAACAGACGCATATACCGATATAGCACCAAGACCGTTGTCGGAGTATACAAGCCTAGTCTGTTGTGGTGGGATGTGTATCTACACGCACAAAAACGCGCGCGACTATTATGTGTGCGGTCATGTGTCCGGCGCACCGGACACATATAGCAATACACCAGACGGACGACAAGCAATGAGGCGTAAATATTATTGGCTGTGGGATTTGTATTTGCAGCACGGCGTGGTGTTTGAGTCCGTGGAGATAAAAACGTTTTTTAGGGGGGTTTTTGCTCTTGGCTAAACAAGGTCTTAAATTATCGTTTGATGTTGGCGAGTACACACCATATTATGCATGGATGGAGCCGACGCGAACGGAAGAAGAAATATTAAAAGAGTATAGCCGCCTCCGCTCGATAGAGCGCAAGCGCATCACTCGTCTTGAAAAGGCCGGATTTGTAACACCCGAACGAGCAGCGCAAAGAATGTCATATTTACCAACTGTTGCGCAGATACGCGCAAAAGGTAATAGCACTGCGGCAGGTAAAGCGCTCGTTTACGCATATAATGCGGTTGCACGCGGCGAGACGGTAACGAGCAGTCGGAAGCGACTGAAAGAGATAAAAGAGCGGCTAGGCCAAGAGTTAAGGCCGGCAGAGTTGGAAACATTTGACAATTTTATGCGCGCATGGCGTTTGTATGCTCCGGGAGGCGTTAGCAGCGAACGCGCCGCGAGTGACTATAACGCTGTGTACAACAAATCAGATGCTGAGAGCGCGCAGGACTTTTGGAGCGATTACGAGATATACAAGCAACAAGGAGGTATGTATCAATGATTTACACGGCAGATGATTTTGATTATAGCGCGATATCATCTGCCGAGGTAGAGCGATTGTCCGCCGGTCGTCCTAGTAAAGGCAAAAAGCGTCGATATCTATCAATATTTGGGACGTTTGATATTGAGACAACTAATATCACAGCGATTGAGCAAAGCGTAATGTACGTTTGGCAAGTGTGTCTTGATGGTAAATTGATAATGGGGCGCACGTGGCGCGAGTTTAGCCGCTTTTTGCAAAATTGCGAAAAGCGAATCCCCGACGGCGCGCGGCTGGTAATGTATATACATAACGCCGCGTATGAATTCCAATTTTTGAGAAATGTTTATAATTTTGCCGAGGACGATGTTTTTGCCGTAGAGTCTCGTCGGCCTGTTAGATTTGATATCGGTAGGATTGAGTTTAGGTGCAGCTACTTTTTGACAAACATGTCATTGCGCGAGTTTTTACAAAAAATGAAAGTCCCGGTGCAAAAGACAGCATTAGACTATCGTGTACAGCGCTACCCGTGGACACCGTTGACGGCTGACGAACTGCAATACTGTGCAGCAGATGTCGTTGGACTATGGCAAGCAATCAAAAAGCAAATGCAGATTGACGGGGACACGCTGACAACAATCCCAATATCATCAACTGGGTATGTGCGGCGCGACTTTAAACGAGCGATGCATAGTTACAACAAATACCTAAAAGTGATACAACCGGAGTATGATGTATATATCGCATTACGACGAGCTTTTCGCGGCGGCAATACACACGCAAATAAATATTATGCCGGGACAATCTTGGATAATGTAACATCGTATGACCGTGCCAGCAGTTACCCGGATGTAATAGTTAACATGCCGTTCCCGGTTAAAAAATTTAAGCCTTTAGCGTGCGAAAGCGTTAACGAGCTGCCGCGAAAGCTGCCGTTTGTGGCGCGTATCGAGTTTACAAGATTTGAGTTGCGAGATATCATGTGTCCTTGCCCGTATGTATCGGGGCATAAATGCACAGGGCTTATTAACTCATGGCAAGATAACGGGCGCGTAATGGCGGCTGATGCCTGTACAATGTATGTGACGGATATCGACCTTGCAATCATCGAGCAACAATACCAATGGGAGCACGCAACAGTTGTTACATGTTATGTATCAGAGTATGGTAAATTACCGTGCGGTATGATTGACACCACGATGGAGTATTACCATTTAAAGACAAATTTAAAAGGCAATCTTGAAGAAGATCCTGAGGGAGTTTTTTACATGAAAAGTAAAAACAAGCTCAACTCCATTTATGGCATGACTGCAACAAATCCAGTGCGCACACCATGCCTGTTTAACGGCCTTGATTTTGCACCGCCACCGGAGGGACATCCAAAATATTTGCCGGAGGACGCGTTACTTGCAAAAGGACAAAGCAAACCATTTTGCGCGTATCAATGGGGCTGTTGGGTTACTGCATGGGCGCGGTATTGGCTGCAGCGCGCAATAGATTTGTGTGGGGATAAATTTGTTTATGCTGATACTGACAGTGTGTATTATGTGGGCGATGTAGATTTTACCGCACTTAACAATGAGATACGGAGCAAATCACAAAGCAACAACGCGTATGCCGACGATATCCACGGAGAGCGGCACTATTTAGGAGTTTACGAGTTTGACAAACACTGCAAACGTTTTATAACTCTTGGCGCTAAAAAATATGCTTACGAAGATGACGACGGCAAACTGCACATCACTGTCGCCGGAGTTGGTAAAAAGGCCGGTGCGATTGAGCTGGGCTGCATCGAGAATCTGCGTGAGGGATTTGTATTTAAAGACGCTGCCGGACTAGATATCAAATACAACGATGAGCCATATGGCACGTACAACGTGGACGGGCACAAATTACCGATAGGCATAAACGCGTATTTGTACGACAGCACATATACACTCGGTGTTACAGATGATTACCGAGCAATAATGCAAGCAGACGCGGAAACGCTATACAATATGCGCAAGCAATGGTAATGTAAATAAACTGTGAACGTGAAAAAAAGCTTTACAAACAGCGCACTAGGGTGTATAATGGACTTGTCCAAAGGACAGGAACACAAAAATATTTAAAAAGGAGAAACACAAATGAACATCATCGACACCAACAAAGCCGACATGAGCAAGCGCGACATTTACGCACTGACCAGAGGTCAGAGTATCAGTCTTAAAGACGTGGAGAACGGCGCAGAAATCACCCCCGATATTTGGGCCCTGTATACCGACGTCAACAGCAAGGGAAACGAAGTTGAAATTCTTGCTGTTAAGGACGTGGCCGGCAACGTATTCACCACCAATTCCCCCACGTTCAAGGATGAGTTCGCTTACATCTCGGAGCTGATGAGCGGCGAAAAGTACGACATCCGCGTCATAAAGCGTGAGTCTAAAGCCGGTCGCACCTTTATTACTTGCGAACTGGTGTAACCTGTGTTTCACGTGAAACGCCCCGGATATTATCCGGGGCGTTTTTTTTTTTTTTGTTATGCTATCCGCTGCCAAATGTATGCGGCAAGATATGGCGGCATGTTATTATGTGCATTGCTTTCGCCAAACTCTAAAGTATAACAGGATATCGCGTTAAATGTTTTGTTTGTATCTGACTCTTGAAAATATGCTATAGGGGCTTCATAGGGGCCCGCGGCATTACGAATTGCTATGCCATGATTATGCTTTGGCATTTCCTGTGTTGTTAGTACGTGTGCTGCCTCGCCGCCGCTGCTTGCAGCTGGGTACGTATCACCGGCAGCGAGAATAAATCTATCTTTGATTTGCGTCCAAGTGCCAAAACCGAACACGGTACGCGGTGATGTTGCCGTAGCCGAGATGTAAAACGCGCCCACGGGATATACAGCTTTGAGCAAATCCACAAGTGTGGGGACACTGTCAGCAGCCTGTCTGGCTTCGGTCGCGCTGTTTTCAGCCGCCGCCGCGCTGTTGGCGGCGTTTGTGGCTGCTGCTTTAGCCTCGGCTGTTGCGTCTTTGGTCGCTGCGGCAATGCGCGGCTCTAGCG